CGGCACCCTGCCGCGTGTTGTTGTTGCCTTATTCGGCAGGAGTCTCAATGTCCTCCGGTTCGCCCTCGCTCTGTTGCAGTTCACGGGCGATATCCATTACCCTGCCCATGACCTTATTGAAAACAGAGAGCGTTAAGCCATCAGTGGATTCGAAACCGTTCTCAGAAAGAAGTGCCTTGATAACATCATTCGCCGTCGGGCCGAGATGCTGCTTTGCGACATTGAACAGCAGCTTCTTCTGTTCGAACGAAACGAGAGGATCTTCTTCGGGGGCGTCTGTCGGGGCGCCCTCGCCAGACTGACCGACCACGTTGAAGTTGGGCGGGATGGCGCCAGAGGCGACCATTTCTTCTTCAGAGTACAGGCCCTCATAGTCTTTCGGGAAGGCTTCTCTCACGCACTGGCTGATTGCCACCTTGGAAATCATGGTGGCGGGCTTGCTCTTCCAGTTGGCCTGCCCCTTGTCATACTCAGACAGCGACACTTCTTTGAAACAGGAACGCTCCTGGCCATTGCGCATGAAATGCACTCTGCACCAGCCGCCAATCAAAGTCTCACCCGGGTAGAGGCAACAGCCCTCTTTCTGGAAGACCTCGTTTCCTCTCAGAACGACGATTCCATCTTCTTTGTAAAGGTAATCGGGATGCTCGAAAGCGCGGCGGAGATAAGCGCCTTTGCCAACGACCATCTGAGCAGGTTCGCTGCCAAATTTGATACAGTAAACCTCGCCCGCGACGAGCGGATTCAGCTTCTGCATCTTACAGGTGTTCATAAAGAACACAATTTCCTGATCGGTGATTTTCTCAGGACTGCCTCTTACGAGGTACTTCTTGACGAACTGCAAGTCCAGTTCGACCCGAGTGCCGAGCAAGTCATAGCTGACCGACAGGGCGTTCTGTTCTGCTTTACTCAATGCTGTGGATGCCATGTTTTTTACCTCCTGTGTATAATTCTAGTTCCGCGTTAAGCTCGAACTGCAATGTCTACCGTTTCCTTGTATTCGATTCCAGGAATCTTAATGGAGCCCTTCGTGGCCTTAATCAACTGCATGACGGCCTTTTCATCTACCGGGCGAATGACAGCGCCGGCAATCTCAGTAGGAACCTTTTCCAGATCGACTTTGGTAATCACCCACGACTTCCGAGTCGATACGCCGGAGACCTTCGGAGCAGCAGTAGTTCCAACAGAATTCTTCGAGGCGGCTTCCATCACTTCCGCCTCTGCCATAGCAAACTCAGCACCAAGGGGGTCGCCCTCGGCCTCTGCCTTTGCCGCTTCTGCAAGCTTTTTTTCCATTTCCTTTCGTGCAAGCTCCTGCAACGCTCTCTCGCGGTCTCTTCGTTCCTGTTCTTTCCGATCGGCATAGGCTGCCATTTTGCCCTTCAGGATCTTTTCTGCGGACTCAACCGGTGCGAGCATGGCTTTCTTCTTGGCAAGAATCGCGTTGTAGTTCTCATGAGCGGTTTTTCGCACCGGCTCCCAATAATCGGAAACGTGTTTGTTCATCTGCTTAATTGCGCGGATGACTTCGCCAGCCCGCGCATAGTCATCGTCGCTTTTCACGACAATGCGCAAAGCATCCGCTTCGATTTTACTGACTTCTCTGAGAAGAGAATCTTCCAAAGAGTCAAGGACAAGGGCGTTGCTGCCTGTGGTAGCGATTGCGTCGTTCATACTGACATCTTCCTTTCATTTTTCTATTTGTAAGACTGAATGTAGTCGTACACACATTTCAAACTGCCGAAAACGCGCCACCTGGCCGCATCATTGACGGCGTAGCTGTGTTCTTTGTATTTCCCGTTATTTTTCAAATGAAGAATCATCTTGTCCTCAACGGGAATACCGTGACTGACCAGGGCTTGTGCATACGCTTCGAGCTGTACGCCGCAGGTCATATCGACCAGAGACGATGTGGTCTTGAAATCGACAAGAGTTAACTTATCGTCGATATATGCGAGCAGGTCTACTGTGCCGCCATAACGCAGGATGCGGTGATACACCCTAACTTCAGAGCCGACAACAATTGGCTTCTTCAAATCCCACCATTCTCTGAATGCGCTAAAGTATCCGCGATGCTCCGGGTTTACATCTTCGATCTCATACTTTATCCAGACCTCAATGCTGTTATGGACGGAGGTTCCTCTATTCGCTGCATTCTGAAGCGTCTTTTCGCGGATATGTGCATAATTTGCCCCACTTAACGGTTCAAGAATAGTAGATACGCTCGGTATGCTTTCGCCATCCAGCCGGTACTGATGCGGACCATCATCAAAAGCCAGTTCAGGAAAATCCGGGACTGCTATAATGCGATCGCTCATCAATTCTCCTCCTCTGCGGTTTTCCACTCGCCGCCCATCAGAGTGACGAGTTCGCTGTATGGCATATCTTCGATACAGGTCAAACAGTAGTCATCGCCGTTGATAACCGCGTACTCATCGCCGGCAAGAATGCCTTCTTTGCAGCGGCGGCAGGTAGTGACCGGCGCAGGGTCAGAAGCGTTGGGGCATCTGGGATGGCAGGGATTCTTCAGGCATACATCACACACGAATTCATCTCTCCAATTCTGTTGATTTCTTTTCTGTGTACATAGTCTCTTATCTCATCGGCAAGCAGGACGCTTATGTAGCTGGCACTCTTGCCCTTGATCTGGCACTTGCGGATGGTCAGCTCGATAATCTCGTATACCTCCGCCAGATCCAGAACGCATCTGAGTCGCTTCTGCTCTGCAAGTACGATATCTACCAAAGTGTCGATTTTTACGTTCATTTCTTACCTCAGGTTTCATACGGGCTGTTCAGGCTCCAGTCATATGTAATACCGCCCTGATACTCCGTTGTGTAATGATTGCGAAATCCATCTCCGTAGAAAAAACAAAACTCCGCAGGAAGAGTTCGGCCTACGTCCGTTGCGCCTGCCTTCTCAGCCGCCCATCTGCTGAGTACGTCCCGAGCAAGATTCTCCAGACGCTCCATAACAGGATGATTCGGGCTGTATCCGTGAAACTGCATATTCTGAGAAACAATGTCGTAGACACTGTCACAGCTTGCATAGAACGGATCTCCACTGTCTAACCGGTTGAGAGCACACCACATACTCGCGGCCATCTCTGTATCCGACTGTGTGACCCATGCTTCGCCGTATGCCATTTGAGCCAGTGCAATAACATCTGCTTCGGAGTACAGGCCGTAGTCGATATCGAGCACCGTAACAGGAGCCTCTGGAGCGACCTGTGCGGCCTTTTCCTCTTTGGGGATGTCCGTGGATTCATTCGCCGCATTCTTGTGCTCCAGCTTTAAGAGCGCGATTTTCAGTGGATAATTTTCTTCTGGCTCGATGTGCCACTGCGCAGCGATCGGCTCCGGTGCAATAACCGGAACAACCTCCACCTGCGGAATGCTGTTGCCTCGAGTGAAGCCTGTGCTGATCGCAACGGTTGCTGCGACAATAACCAGCGACAGAGCTGTCGAGATGATGCGGTTTCTGTTGGTTCTGTGTGTTCTTGAATGATTCATAATGCACTTTCCTTTCTTATCGGTGGCGTAGAACAAAACGTAGAAATATCTATCAGGCCAAGCTTTAGAATGGCTTCCTGGAGTTGCTCCATTGTTTCAATTCCGTATTCAGTTTTCAGAATCTCAACAATGCCGGGCACATCCATCAGTCGTCATTTCCTCCGTTCAGCGCGATTTGACCAATGATCTTCAGTTCGCTGACCGTCTTGGCCAGCTCATCCAAATACGAAATGATTTCTTTTATTTCAGGCTTTTCGTTATCCGTGATGACGCCATCAGCGGCGATGTCGACCAGCTTATCCTTGATATCCGAAAGCTGATCCACCCTCAGTCCTTTCAAGAGCTTGACGGTAACTCGCTCGATGGACAGCACGTCTTCCGAAAGAGACTGTCGGCATCCGATTGGGCACTCATTCAAGCAATAGTGATTCAGCAAATGCGGAGCGTTGTACTTATCAGCCATCAGAACGGCCATATCAACTGACATGCATTTGTTGAGTCCGTTTTCAATCCTGTCGATCGTATCGATAGAACAATGGAACATATCAGCGGCTCCTGCTCT